TACACAGAGGCGACAAGCACCTACACGCTAGGCAACAGCACCTCAGTATCGTTTGGTGCGCCAGAGGACGGTGACACGTCAGGCCGCAAGACAGCCTGCGCAGAAATCTCAGATGGCTCAGTGACAGGATCAGGCACGGCAACGCATTACGCAATTACAGACGTATCTGAGAGCCGCCTGCTTTGCACAGGTTCGCTAACAACATCTCAGGCGGTTGTGTCTGGCAATACATTCACAGTTGCTACGTTTGACGTAGAAATCCCTGATCCAGCATAAGGTGCAGCATGGTCGTACTAGCCAATCGCGTTAAAGTTGAAACTACAACAACAGGCACAGGCACTGTAACGCTTGGCGCTGCGGCTTCTGGTTATCAGACATTTGCGGATGGCGGCGTAGCTGATGGCGATACTGTGCGCTACACGATTGAGGATGGCAGCGATTGGGAAATTGGCTACGGTCTTTACAACTCTGCTGGCCCAACTTTAACACGCACGCTAATGGAAAGCTCTACAGGGTCGCTGTTAAACTTATCTGGCACCGCAGAGTTGTTTATTACTGCGGGCGTTGAAGAAGTGTATGGCTACGTCACAAGCACATTGAATGCAGATCGCACGTTAGACAGTGGCGTTGAGTTTGACACGGGCAGCGGCTTTACTATTGCCGATGGTGTCACTTTGACCATCCCAGTAGACGCGCAAATTGTCGTTAATGCGTACACTGAAAAAAGGCCGTTCTAATGCCGTTAATACTTAACTCAACAAACGGATCAGTTACGCTAACGCCGCAGGATGGCAGCGGCAATGTTGATATTACGGTTCCGCGCTCTGCGATAATCGGAGCAGACCATGCTGGAGAGTTTATAGCTGACAGCTACAACGAGCGTTACGAGGCCGTTACGTCTACATCAAACGCAACAACCGTAGACTGCGAAAACGCAAACTCTTTTAGCCACACGCTGACTGAAAATACAACTTTCACGTTTAGCAACCCACCAGCCTCTGGCACTGCATATACGTTTAGCATTGAGATCATTCAAGATGCCTTGGCTACAGGTTACACGGTAACTTGGCCTGCGGCAGTAGAGTGGGCAGACAGCTCTGCACCTGTTCTTACTAACTCTGCATCGGCAAAAGATATCTTTGCGTTTTACACTAGAGACAATGGCGCAACTTGGTATGGTTTCGTTGCTGGTCAAGATATGGGCTAGATTATGTCGTTAAAAAAACACTTATTATCTTCTAGCGGCGTGAGAAAGTTTAAGGGCAATTTGCTGCACAGCATTCCTAACCCTGATCCAGTTACATTTGATCCAAATTCAAATCGTTTTGGGTTCGCAACTGCGACAACAAATAATTATGCTATCGTTGGGGCGTATGGAAACGCCGCAGAGGGCGGGACAGTTCAGGACTTTGGTCGGGCATATATTTACGACGTAAAAACTGGGACGTTATTGCATACTCTTTATCCTCCAACTGAGGCTTATCAGAGTGATTTTGGATGGTCTGTAGGAATAACAGATAATTACTGCGTTGTCGGGCATCCTGAATTTTACTCATCTGCCGCCAGAGCTGGAAGGGCACATGTTTACAACACGCGCACAGGAAGCTTTTTGTATTCTGTAGATGCTGTTTTTACATACAGTAACGGCCAATTACAAGAATTTGGGGATACAGTAGCTATATCTGACACTCATGTAATAGTTGGGTCGGTAGAATTTGATGAAGATGCCTCAAACATAAATGCAGGTAGAGCCTTTATTTATGATGTCGCAACAGGAATTTTACTGCATACGCTTGAAAACCCAAGTTTTACAGGAGCCACGGCCGGTGACCGTTTCGCTAATGATGTAGACATATGTGATAACTATGCAATAGTTGGCGCACCGTTTGAAGATACAGATGGCAGTAGCTCTGGTGCTGCATATATTTACGATCCGAATACAGGTAGTTTACTTCACGTTCTGAACAACCCTAATGCATATTCAACCGCAGTTAGCGACAACTTTGGTACACAAGTAGCAATATGTGATGAGTATGCTTTAGTAACCGCAAGTGGCGAGGATGTTGCGGGCTACACAAGTTCTGGCGTAGCGTATATCTTTAATCCAAAAAATGGTGAATTGCTCCACACCTTGCAAAACCCAAACGAGTACGGGACTCCATTGTCTGACTTTTTTGGCGGGACTGGGGTATCAATAAGTAAAAAATACTCAATAGTTTCTGCGACAAATGAAGATGATGCTGGAGGTGTTTCTTCTGGAGTATCTTATGTATTTGATAATGCAACAGGAGATTTACTTTATACCTTTACAAATCCAAACGCAGAGGGAACATCTGCAAGCGATCGCTTTGCTTACGCTAGTATTTCAGATGATTACGCGGTCATTGGTGCGCCAGATGAAGCAGTTGGTGTGTTTGCCAATTCTGGCTATGTCTATATTTACGGATAGAGGAGTTAAGCTATGTCTTATGTGAAATATGTAGATGGGGCAATCCAAAAATACCCATGCACAATAAGTGACTTAAAAAAAGAAAACCCAAGGACAAGTTTTCCTAAGCTAATGCCAAGTGCGGGACTGCCCGAATACAATGTTTTTCCTGTTACGCATGAGGATAAGCCAAGCATTGATGACCGTACTCAGAAGGCGGTAAAAGCGCAGCCTGTTTTGGATGGCGGTTCTTGGGTGTCTCGTTGGAATGTAATTGATAAGACCGCAGAAGAAATATCTGAATATGACAATAACGTAGCATCCACAAACCGTGGTCTGAGAAATTTAAAGCTATCAGAAACCGACTACTTTGCACTGACTGACGTTACAATGGACGCAGCAATGACTAGCTACCGTCAGGCATTGCGTGATATAACTACACATGCAAACTGGCCAAATCTTAGTGACGATGACTGGCCAGTTAAGCCTTAAACAGGAGTAAACCAATGCCATTAAAAATAAATTCCGCGAGTGGTTCGGTCACTGTTTCTGCTGAGGATGGTGTTGGCAATGTTGGCATTACAATGCCGCGATCAAATATCGTTGGCGAAACGCATACTGGAAATGTCACAATAACAGGCGATGTAACTCTTACGGGTGCGCTCTCTAATACTGGAGATGCAAGTGTAACGGGTGAGTTTATTGCAGACAGCTTGAACGAAACTTATAGTGCGCTTTCAGGTACGTCTGTGACGATTGATTGTGAGGCGGGGAACTTTTTTGCGCTTACAACCTCTGGAAATACAACATTCACTTTTAGCAACCCCCCGACAAGCGGTACGGCTTACAGCTTTACACTAAAGTTGACTGCTGGTGGTACGCACACAATCACCTATCCCGCATCAGTTGATTGGGCTGGCGGCACTGCACCTGACGCGCCAGCGTCCACGGAAACTGATTTACTCGCATTCACAACCTATGATGGCGGGACAACTTGGTACGGCTTCCAAGCTGGGGATGCAATGGCATGAGCAACACGGCCAGAAGAATGCAGATGGCTGCGAGTAATGCTGGCGGCTCTGGTATAACCGACTACACCTATATCGCATATACAGTTGGTGGCCCAGCGCAGGCTATCACTATGTCATCTAGCGCACAAGCTGGAGATATTGCTATAGGATACACAAGTGGCGTTGGCGGTAACTCCCTTGCAACTTGGAATGGTTTTACTTGGATAACAGGTATTACTGGCGTATTTGATGACGTATTTCAGTATAGAATTGTTCAATCAGGTGATGCTGGTTCAACATTCACCAACAGCAACTCTACAACCTACGATGTTTGCGCTTTGTTTATAATTAGGCCAAACGTACCCGCAGGAACAGTAACGGTAAGCAATATAAGAAGTAGTGGTGAAACCAGTTCCACGCCACAAACCGCAGTTCTTAATGATCCAGTTGCAGCCCCAAGGTTTCTAGTGAGTGTTGGGTCGCAATATGGGTCTACTACCCACACTGTATCTGGGCATGGTTCGCCATCATACAGCACTGGATCAATATCTTATGATAGCTCTGTCGCAAGAATGCTAATGACGGTTGAGATACAAAATACATCCGCAACAAACAGAAGTATATCTATGGCAGATTATGGCAGCTATAATAGGCTAGTTGGCTGCATAATCACAGCGGAGCCGTAAGATGCTAGGCTTTAACGCACTCTCAAAAACGCCTTTAGCAGATAATGGCCCTCCAATTTTGACGATAAGGCCAGTTGACGTTTTAGTTGGCGCACCTGTTGTTGACGACATCACAACTGCGATAACGTCAAACTTTGACGCAGACGAAATTACACTTGCCGCGCCTACGGTAGACAGCGCGACTGTCGCGGTTATCTCTAACTTCTTCCCAGTTTCGCTAGAGCCGCAACCTGTCGTTGACACACTGCCATTCTTCCAAGAATACGCGCTGACAATGGTAGAGATCACGGCAGGCGTACCAACGCTACCAGCGCGCTTCTTGTGGGACTATCAGGAGCCGCCCACCGATAGTTGGACAGATCAGGCTGATGATGATAGTGTATGGACAGCGCAGGCTGACAGTAGCGACACTTGGACGGAAGCTACGGAGCCGACAGATATATGGACTGATGTTACTGACCCAACCGACACATGGTCAGAAGCTGCATAGGAGATTTAGATGGTTTTAACAGTAACCAAACCAACGGTAGGCGGTTCTGAGGATAGTTGGGGTACAACCATCAATACCGCGCTGGACGATATTGTCCTAGAAATAAACAGCAATGCTGACGGAACGAACGCCATTACGCCAAACCTAACTGAGGGTTCATGGGAAATTAGCACAACGCCTGTCACAGCATCTGCGGCAGACTTAAATGCGATTGATGGATTTGCTGCTACAAGCGTTACAGTTGCAGAGCTTGGTTATTTGTCTGGCGCAACGTCAAGCATACAAGATCAATTAGATGCCATTACAGCCAGTGGCGGCGCAGGCGACGGCACAATCACATTATCTGCTGGAAATGGCATAGGTGGCGGCGGCTCGTTCACAACAAACCAATCCAGCGCATCCACAATTAGTTTTACAGTTGGCGCGGGGAATGGACTTAGCCAAACGGCAGATGGCCTTGCTATGAGTGGGAGCTTTAGTGGATCGTTTACAGCAACTGGTGATGTTACAGCATTCTCTGACGTAGCTCTAAAGTCTGACATTGAAACGATCAGCGATGCCTTGCAGCGCGTTACGCAGATGCGCGGCGTGTTCTTTGACAAGGATGGGCGCAGAGGTACAGGCGTGGTTGCGCAAGAAGTGCAAAGCGTTATCCCAGAGGCGGTGCATGACGGTGGTGAATATCTCTCAGTAGCGTATGGAAATTTAGTAGGAGTTTTGATTGAAGCGGTTAAGGAACTTGCAACAGAAGTAAAGGCTCTAAAAGATGGCGTTACAAAGTAGTGGTGCAATTAGCTTATCTGATGTCGCTGGTGAGTTTGGTGGTTCTACACCTCACAGTTTAAGTGAGTATTATGGCGCTGCATCTGGCGTGCCGTCTAGTGGCGCTATTTCCCTCAGTGATTTCTATGGCACCTCTAGTGTGTTTACGCACACAATAAGTTCCAGCACTCAAGAGCTTAACCTAACCTCTACATACTTTACGAGCTTAGGTTGGGACGGCTCAACAAACATTATTTTGACAATCGGTTCAGGTGTTTACATCTGGTCAAATAGCACATCAACGGCTGGCCTAACAATTGCAAGTTCACTTAATGGCGTTCTTACGATTACAAATAATGGTTACATTATTGGTAAAGGCGGGAATGGTGGCATTGGTCAGGGTGGCGCTGGAGGTGCGGGTGGCCCTGCAATATCCAATAGTGCATCAGGTGTTTCTCTTACTAATGCCTCTGGCGCATTCATTGCAGGCGGCGGTGGCGGAGGTCGCGGTGGGTCATTCGGTGGCGCAGGCGGCGGCGCAGGTGGCGGAAACGGTGGTGACGGATACTACAACACGGGGGATGGCCCAGCGGCTGGTGGCGCAGGAGGCTCTATAGGACAGTCTGGCTCAGACGGAACAGGCGACAGTGCTAGTAACGCTGGTGCAGGCGGAGGTGCAGGCGGCGGTGGCGGCTGGAACAACACTGGCGGCGGCGGCGGTGGTGGTGGT